AAGATGACAACAGCCTTTGCACAGAAGGCAGATGAGTATAACGACAAGCTCACTACCCTTTCGGGTAAGGTCGGCGGGTTGGCGGCTGGTCTTACCATTGCCCTGTTGCCTGCCCTCGATGCCGTGGTAACAGGTCTCACGGCGGTAGTGGATCTGTTCTCCAAGTTGCCCGAGCCGATGCAGACGGTAATCGGGCTTGCAGTGGGTCTAGGGATCGCGCTAAAGGCGCTGGAGTTTGCGGGCCTGGCTGGCCTGGCCCCTGCATTGTTCAGCTCGCTTAGCGGCTTGCTGGCATGGATGAGCGCAACCTTCCTGCCTGCAATGGTCGCGTTTTTCTCTGGCCCGGTTGGTTGGACCGTGCTAGCCATTGCTGCTGTTGTTGCTATGGCTTATGCGTTCCGTGAGCCGATCCTGGAATTCTTAGGATGGGTTGGGGAACAGCTGATGGCCTTGGGGGTTAAAATCGTTAAATGGCTGTCGCAGCTTCCAGACTGGCTAGCAACTGTTCCCGATGCAATCAGCTCTGTCATCACTACAGCATGGGACTTCCTAGGGGAGCAGTTTACAACACTCGAAACCATGGCCGGCGACCTGTTAGCGCGGATTGTTGACGTCTTAAAGGATGGAATCACAACTGCCTGGCAGTGGGTAGGTGATCGCTTTAACGATATGGGCAAGATGATTAAAGGTCTATACGATGGTGCCGTATCGTTGTTCGGCAAGCTCGGTGATGCAATCCAGGCGCCATTTAAATCAGCGATTGACTGGATACGCGGCGCATTGAATAGCCTCCTGCGATCAGCAGGGAACGCCGTAAACTCGTTCGTTGCTGGAGTGAACCAGCTAATCGCTGGGGTCAATCGCGCCGCGTCACTTGTCAACCTACCGCAGCTGCCGTACCTGCCGCAGGTCAATATCCCGCAGTTCGCTACTGGTGCTTACGTCACCGGGCCAACGGTGGCGCAGGTTGGCGAGGGTGGCCAGCCTGAGTATGTCATCCGTGCTGATCGGATGGCCGCGGCCTCTCAGGCATTCCTGCAGGGTGCCAGGGGGGTAGATGTGGTGAACGGTAAAGTACCTGGCGGCGGCGGCGGGCGTACCGCGGTCTACGTTCAGAATACCGGACCGATCCTGCAGCAATCAGACGGCAGCCAATGGGCACGAATTGAGGATGTAGCGCAGATCGCTCAGGCCGTCGCGATCATGGCATCAGGGAGGCGCTAACGATGGCAGTTGGGCAGGCTGCATTCCTCGACCTATACGATGGCGCGGCGGTCGTCACTCGTTGGCAGGACCACTGGATTGGCGAGGTTGTGACCTGGGAGGGGCAATCCTGGAGCTACCGGCAGTTCGACTGGGCAGGGATCACCAGCGGCCAGCTGACGGGCCAGCAGGGGACGATCACGGTACCGCGCACGCCATCAATGCTGCAGCTCCAGTGGCAGGCACTGGCAGGGGCGTGGCAGGTTCGGTTAAGGGTCTACCAGTATGACGAGGCCCTAGGGTTGGCTGGGCCGTATTCGCTGCAGCAGTTGGTAGGTAGCGCCAGGGGGCAGATCACTGGCGCTACCGGCAGCCTGGAGACCACCACCTGGAGCATTGGCGCAGCCGTAGAATCAGCAGCAGTGCAGACGCTACCGCTGGTTGCAACGTCTAGCCTGATCGGTATCCCGTGCCAGCTATGAACGAACCGCAATATATCAAAGGCGTTTCACTGCAACCTAATGGCGTAAAGGTCGATTACTTCAGTGATCAACAGGTCGGCTTGCTAAGAAAGTCTGATCCTAAGAAGTACGATGAGATCGTAAAAGCCACTGCAATCAATCGCGCTGCAATCGCCGGTTACCTAAGCAGGCTGCAATCTGGAACGCAGAGCACGCAATCCGGCCGGCCAGTCGAGCGTGTGGTAGCCAGGCCGGAATCAATCCTGAACGACCCGCAGCAGTCAATGGCGATCGGTGATCCCATCCCTGTTGTATTTTGCCGCCGCCGCAATAGTGCAGGTGGTGTGCTCGTCCGACCGCTGGCGACTGAAAGCCGGTTCGAGAATACCAGCACTCGGATCATCAGTTACTACCACTGTGTCCTAGGACAGGGGCGAATTACCAGCCCGCAGATTCGGGACTTCCGCCATGGTGCGATCAGGACCGGCACGTTCTCAGCGAACTACAACCAGCGGGCCGGTAGCTGGCTGCCAGGCGTGGCCAGTACCACGCAGTCGTATCAGCTGCCGCGGTTCCCGGCGATCTGCGGCGGCGGTGGTGCCTACCGCGGCCTGACCACGCTCGAATATAGGGTAGAGACGCTGCCAGGTACGGAGGACTGGCGGATCGGCGCCAATGTGTTCATCCGCGATGGGATGCAGATTGATCGCGGGCGGATCGTGGATTCTGTCGTCGGGCCATCGGATAACGTGGTTGATCTGATCCGCTGGCAGCTCGATCAGTCTGGCCTGGTGCCGGCTGATATGATCGACACTGACAGCCTGGCGATTGCAGCGCGATTCACTGATCTATATCAGCTGCTATTCAATGGGGAGATTCGAGATGCTGAGGATCTACCAGCCTGGCTAGAGAGGACGTTGCCATATTTCCTGCTACGGGAAACGGAGGCAGGCGGGCGGTTTGGATTGCGGCCACTGCTACCGCTGAAGTCAAACTATACAATCAACACTGACCCACTGACGCCTAAGTGGGTTTTCAGTGAATTAAACATTGTGCCCGGATCGTTTAAGGATAACTGGTACGATCCAGCTAGTAGACGTGCCAAGCGATATTTGCTGAGTTGGCGGCAACAGGCTAGCGAGACTGACATTCCGTTCAGCCGTTCGCTGGAGTACGGGCCTTTCGGTGCTGAGATTGAACAGCATGAAATGGCGCCGTTTGCTACAACGGAGATTCATTGCGCCAGGGTTGGAGCGTATCTGCACGGTCGCCGGACCCTATCGAGCCATACCGTAAGCCTGACGCTACAGCCTGGCTTCTATTCTGGCGCGATTGTTGAGGGTGACATCGTGGCGTTGAATGTTACGATCCGCCCTAACACAGAGGCGCCGGGGGTCTTCCGATACTGGTATCAGGTGGATGGGTTGAGCCGTGACCGTGAGGGGGCAGAGAGCCTGCAGCTGAGCCATTTTCCCGTAGACGTAGACGGCCGCTCATTGCTGGCGATGCTGGTTGCCTCAGCATCTGGCCCTGGCCTGCTGCTGCCGCCACCGTCAATCACAACTAGCGCTGAGGCTGGCAGACAGGACGAGGCAGGCCGATCGAGTGATACGAACACCCCATCGCCCGTGCCATCGCCGATCGTTCCGTTTGATGATGAGCCGACACCGCTGCCGCCAGCCCCGGCACCGCTCCAGCCGCCGATCCCTGGTCCTGGCGGTGGTGTCGAGGGTGGCGGTAGCGATGGCCCTAGCGATGTGAAACCCGCGCCAGTGCAGGAGGAACAGCCGGCACCAGATGCACCCGAACCACCGGGTCAGGAATGTAAATATGGCGTGCACTATATCAAGTGGTCTATAGCTAGTTCTAATCCGATGCCCTCTGCCTGTGATCCAGGGTATCCCGTCATTTATACGACGATCTACTCTAAGGGACCGCTCACCGTAACAAGGGTAAGCAGTCCCCAGGTTGGCGATCCTACTTTTGAGAACGTCACTGTCTCATGGTTTGGATGGAGTACAGCGCAACCGCCGGATCCTATAACCAACCAGCACACCTACCCACCATCTAGCCAGTCGATCCCCGTATTTTCGTCTGCCTGTCAGCCTTATGGCCAGACGATGATCGAGAGCTTCTGTCTCCTGCCTGATGGCACACCTCCCCCGTACACTCCGTAACCGATGGCAACCTTTCCAGCGCTAACGCCATCGGGTGCACCGCTCACGCCCGGTAGGTGGGGCGGTACGCAGATCCCCAACCTATCGGGCGGTGTGGTACCGGTCCGGCATTCCTCGGTTGAGAGTGGCCGCGGCCTGGCGCTATCGTTCATCGTGACCAGAGCACAGCTATACCAGATAAGAGATCACTACTTAGGCCAGCTGTCCAATATGGACGGTTTCGATTTTTCGGTTACTACAATCCCGACCAGTTACACGCCTAGTGGTTCTTGGTGGTTTTATGCTGCAGCGCCACAGGTAAGGGATTTACATGCTGACTACTTCGCAGTCGAGATATCAGTACAGTCTGAACCAAAGCCACTATTTACAATTAGCGGCGCTGCCTTCCAGGTGCTGCCTACTCTGGCGGCTGCTGGTGTTACCGCCATCGTGCCGGGGGCAACGTTTAGTGAGTCGCCCACCCTGGCGGCTGGGGGCGTTACTGCGATCGTGCCTGGGGAGGCGTTCGTTAAGTCAACCACTGGCGGCGATGCACTATTCCCGGAAGTGCAGTTGCTTGCTCATTTTGATGGCAGCCTGGCTGATAGCAGCAGCTCAGCACGGACTATCACCAACGTAGGATCCGTTCAGTTTGATTCCACTCATGCAGTAGATGGCAGCGCTGCTTATACACCAAGCGGCACGCGATACCTAACGATCAGCGGAGGGATCAGCATACCATCTAGTACGCCAGCAACACTAGAAATATGGTTCAGGGCTACCAGCGTTGCTGATTTCGGATTGTTCGCTGATGATCTTAGCGGCAATGGTCAGTTGTTGGCGGTTCTGTCTGGTCAGCTTTACTGCTATTGGAATGCAAATCAAATACAGGGTGGCACCGTGAATGCTAATCAGAATCACAGGGCAGCGGTCACCCGAGACAGTAGCGGCATCGTTCGTTTGTTCCTCGATGGCTTGCTGGTGGCCACTGCAGGCAGCACTAACAATGCGGCATTCAGGGTTAGCGAGATCCTGCGGGCACCATTCCGCGGGTCTTTCGCCGGCTGGGCTGATGAGGCCCGGATCACGGTAGGCGCCACGGCCTGCCGATATACCAGCACCTATACACCAGGCTCCGGGCCATTCCCGAACGCGCAAACGTCGGACCTTGTTTGGACCCCTGGCGCTCCTGTGTAGACTGACCCTACGCTCTCCCTATCGCATCATGGCATCCATCATCTACACCAGTCTTTTCAGAGACCTAGCCAAGGCAGATATCGACTTTGATACGGCTACCATCAAGGCGATGCTAACGACCAGCGCATATACAGAAAACAAGGATCACGACCGCCGGGACGATGTTACCAACGAGATCACCGCTACCGGTTATACAGCCGGAGGCGTTACGGTAACGGCAACCGTTGCTGCAGTTGATACCGCAAACGATCGGTTTGTTCTGACCCTCGGCCCTGCTACATGGTCAAACTTTACCGGCACTTCCCGCAAGCTGGTTTACTATGTATCGCTAGGCGGTGCTAGTTCCGCTGATCCTATTATCGCTATTGTAGACTTCGGGTCTGATGTAACCCGAACCGCTCAGACCATGGAGGTAGCGGGCTCCACGATTACCTGGCAGAACTGATGGCCATCTTTCCATCATTGGAGCCAACGGCACGTAACTACGATCTACGATCGTTTCCGGTGACCGCTGCGACGTTTGCCAATGGCGATCAGACGCGGTTCAGGTGGGGCACTACAGCCACTAGCGCACCGGTCGTCTATCAGTTCGAGGCGATCAGCATTGCTAGTGCTGAGCTGATCCGCAACCACTATCTAGGGCAGCGCGACTCTCAGCCATTCCTGGTGCCGGTTCATCTCTGGCGGCTGCATGTTGACCAGTACCAGATCATCCCTGCCGATCAATACTACGTCTACACCGCTCCGCCAGAGGAAACCCCGATCGGCGGCGGTCTCGTCACCGTGTCCATCTCCCTCCGTGCCAGCCTCTGACGCCATGGCTAACCCTGCTCCTATCACGCTGCAGCAGCTGTTCCGGTACTACCGGGGGCTGCCACACCAGACGGCAGCCATTGGCCAGCTGGAGGCCGATCTAGCGGCCAATGGCTACGCCGTGGCGATGCGTCGCGATCGGCCATGGTTCCAGGTCTGGAGTCAAGATGGCAAACAGCTCGACAACCAGCCCTCCGCGAGGCCCACTAATCCGCTGACCGGGTTCCCCTGGTTCCCTCAGCTCGACAACGGCCCGGACGGTTGGCGGCAGTGTCAGTCGTCGTCGATCGCGATGTGCCTGGCCTACCTAGGAGTTGATGGCATCGGAGACGATACCGACTACCTGCGGGTAGTGCGGCGCTATGGCGACACAACCGAGCAGGCAGCCCATCAGGCAGCGCTCCAGAGCCTAGGGGTGCGGGCAAGGTTCGTTACCAGCTGCAGCGCGGCGCAGCTCCAGGCAGAGCTCCGCGGTGGTTTGCCTGCAGCGCTCGGCTTCTATCACCATGGCCCGGTTGGTGCGCCATCTGGCGGTGGCCATTGGCTGGCCTGCTATGGGTTCGATTCGAGGGGGTGGATCGTGAACGACCCCTACGGAT